TTTCGCCCGCAGTCCAGTTTGCACATGGCGCCTTTCATCCTCAAGAATGTCCGACGCGCACTCATCACCTATTCCCAGTGCGGAAACCTCGACCCTTTTGAGGTTAGCAACCATTTCTCGAACCTTGGTGCTGAATGTATCGTGGGACGAGAGCGACACTCTGATGGAGGAATTCATCTCCACGTATTCGTTGATTTCGGACGGCAGTTTAGCAGTCGAAAGACTGATGTATTCGATGTGGGAGGCTGTCACCCTAACATCGCGAAGTGTGGACGCACTCCGTGGAAGGCGTACGACTACGCAATCAAGGATGGAGACGTTGTTGCAGGTGGGCTCGAGCGACCCGACGAAGAGAGCGGAGATGGCTCTGGGTCGGTTGATTCTACGTGGCATTCAATCCTCGCGGCTGAAACTCCTGAAGAGTTTTGGTCACTTTGCCATGACCTGGCTCCACGAGATCTTGCTCGCTCGTTTCCCTCACTTCAGAAGTACTGCGACTGGCGATATCGCCCTGTCACTCGACCCTACAGTACTCCAGCTGGGTATGACTTTGACACGTCATGCGCTCCAGAACTCGACGAATGGCTGTTGCAAGCTAATCTGGGACTTAGAGAATTGGGACTGAGGTGAGTCAAGCTCACACTGCCGCGCTCGAGGGGGGGCGATCGGTCGGGGCTAAAGCCCCTACGCCCCCCCGTCGCTTGCCTGAAAAGTGTTCTTGTGTTGGGGGTGTGACTCATGCTAATTGTTCTATTTTTAGACCGAAATCCTTGGTGCTATATGGGGATACCCGTTTGGGGAAAACCGTGTGGGCACGGTCCCACGGCCCCCATATTTACTTTTGTGGCTTGTACAGCGGAGCTGAAGCCATGAAGCACGACGGTGCAGACTATGCCGTTTTTGATGACATACAAGGAGGTATCAAATTCTTTCACGGCTTTAAAAATTGGCTAGGTGCACAAGCTGAGTTTCAGGTTAAGGTCTTATACAAGGACCCCGTACTCATCCAATGGGGAAAGCCATCAATTTGGTTGAGCAATTCGGATCCGCGCTACGACTTGTCACCGAGCGAAGTTACATGGATGGAGGGGAATTGTTTGTTTGTTGAATTGACGGCGCCTCTATTTACTTCTCGTGCCAGTACAGAATAGAATTTATCCCCAGAATTAACTGATCAGTTGGTGCACTACCCAGTGCGCTGTTTATGATATCAATGACATAATAATCTCCCATGCCTGCTTTACCACCGGCTGAATATCTGCGTGTGTCCTCGAACCCGCCGTTCTCGTCATCGCCGTAGACTAGGTTTTTGGCCATCGGGTGCCAACGCGAGTATGTACGAAGAATGCCATCGTCGTTGCCTGATTGTATCGAACGCGTCTTGTCGTATTTGACCGTGATTAGGTTTTGGTCGAGCGGGGCCGACATCACATTATTCCAGTCTTGGCCAAACTTGCCGCGGAATATCAAATCCACGAGCGTCGATCCGGCGTTACTACCAGAGACACTATTGAGTACACGGACCATACCCGTGACCCCGCCCACTTCGTTTGCCATAAGCGACCAGCGTAGGTTTGAGCCGTCGGTGGAGTACAATTGGTCTCCCTTCATGGTGAAGCAGATGCGTCTCCACTGCCAAGCGGATCCGGTGTTGGTTTGCATCGTAATGCGTTCCTTTAGGCCGCGCATGTAGCAGGTACTTGCAGTACGGCAAGCTTGGTCGATCGGAAATCCGGCATTATTGTCCGTGGTGATGGCAGGGCGTGCGGTTGCAACCCAAGGGAAAATGTACGATTGTCCCCCAATGAGCGTAGCGTCATGGGCACCGTAGTTTGTGTCCCCAGCAGGCTTGCTTGCGGACGTATTCGAATACGTGAGCATTGTATCACGCTTTTTTGTCGACACCAGGTTGAGCATCTTTTTGAGGGAGGACTTCCCACCATACTTTTTTGACGGCCGGGCGGGTCGGCGGTACGGCTTGCGCTTCGTCTTGGTGTACTTCTTGCTGATCCTTCGGTTCGCGTAACGTGGCATCTTGGCGTTTGAGTTGAGGGATTTTTGGAGGCATTAAATCGCGCACAGTAGCGACGGGGGGGGGGACTGCCTACTTATAGTCCAGGGGACTTCGTCCCCTGTCCTGCGGGCTATAACATTA